ATTAAGAATTTTGGAAATAACCTATGGGGTACCTTTACCACAGTCGATTATAGAAACTCCACACCCAAAATGGTATGTTTCTATGTGGGTAAACCATCTGAACAATTACCACTTCCGAGACAGATATCTGGATATGGAGATGACGGGTTTGATATTCGTAACCCCAACAATCCTTTGATTGAAAACCAACAAGATAAACAAGATTGGAATTATTCCAATAAGGTGGTTGGATTTACTGTTGATATTGGAATTAGAAACCAAAATGTCTTTCAAAATTTTTCAGTTTCTCAAGATACAGGAAAGGCAACTTCGGAAGCAATTGCGGCTTTGATTGCGATGACCGACCAAACCAACACAAGGAATGTGGCAACTCAAAATGCTAGTCTATACAATTTGTATAAACGTAGAAGTTATCAATGTGACGTACAATGTTTGGGTAATGCTCTTATTCAACCAACGATGTATTTTAATTTGAGACACGTTCCAATGTTCTATGGTCCGTACATGATTACCGAGGTTACTCATACAATAACTCCAGGAGATTTTACAACAAATTTCAAAGGAGTAAGACAAGGATATTTTGATTTTCCACAGATTGACAATTTTATACAAAAAATTAATCAGAACCTTTTAAGCAAAATAGAGGCTCAGATTTTCCAACAATCCGACCAAAAAAATAACTTACCAACAAGTCAACAGGCAAAAGAAAACAATATTATAGTCAACACTACATCGGTACAGGCTGCTGCTGAAGAGGCTTGTTATAATAACAGAGCACCTCAATTTTCAACTTACATAACACAGGCCTTGGGTCTAACACAACGTTCTCAAAATGAATTTGCTGATGATATCAAACGCAAATTCCCGACAAACCAACAATTACAAACCCTTATTTATATTCTTTCATACGTAAGGACCTATTCAACTCCAGGAAAACAGGGTGGTAATTTCCAATCTGCAAATTGGAATTTCGCTGATATCACATTGGATAAATCCTTACCTGGTAACAGCGTACAAAACATACAACAAGGATTTTACACTTGTAAAAAAGTTCAAACAGCAGACGGAAAAGGGTTGTCATTGCCAACGGCTAGATTTGTCTCGGAGGACAAGTATTTGGATTTTATGGGGGCACTTTTGACTGCAAGAGTTTCACAAATCGTTCAAGGTTATATTATACAATATTATTGTACAGAGTTTCCATCATCGAATATAAGTCTTGAGTATTATCAGAAAAACCAACAATCAATAGATAATAGATTCAAAACAATTTTTGAACAAGCCGTTGACAGTGCCAAATCATTAGGTTTCAAAACAGATTTCCCTGTTTTACCGCCTTCACAATCAGGTACTACTAACAACTTAAATACCACAACTGCAGCACCATTATGTCCTTCAACCACATTAACATCTGTTACACCATCTGACGGTAAGCCAGGTACAATAGTTACCTTAGATGGTACGTACATGGAGTATATAAGAACAATAGAAATCGGAGGAGTTCCTTCTAATCTATGGACAAGAGCCGAACCTTCTACATACCAATTAGTTTCATCGACAAGGGTTAAGTTTTCTATTCCATCAATTCCATCGATAACTACACCAACGAATTTGAACATAAGAGCGATAACAACCACAAGTGGTCCTAATGGAATAATACTCCCAATAACCTTCACCTTTATCCCAAGTTAATATATTTATATAAAAAGTATTTTATGGACTTGAAATCAAAATTGAATGCTTATTTAGGAAAAAACATTAGGTATTCAGAGCAAGACAACGGTGATGGAACGAGAGAAGTTTGTGACTTAGATACAGGTGAGTGTTACGTTGTGAGAGACAGAGATGGTCTTATTGAAAGAGCCGGCCACCAACACATGGCAAATAGAAAAGTTAAAGTTGAAACCGTTCACGGTATAAAACAATTATTAAACGGTTAATCAAATGAGTTTAGATAAGAAAATTTTAAGTGAAATCGAAAGATATAGAAACATTAACAAATATATAATGGAACAAGATGCTGTAGCAGACCCATTGGCGGCACCTCCACCACCCGCACCAGCACCTGACGCGGCTGTACCAGAAGCACCAGCTCCAGCGGCGCCAGCCCCTGAAGCACCTAAGGCAGAACCATTAGATGTTGAGGCTGACCCTGATGTAGAAAAAATTGATGATGAAGGAAAATCAGAGGAGAAGAAGGGAGATGAAACTGAAGAACTTGATGTGACAGAACTTGTTACTTCTCAAAAAAATGTTGAACAAAAACAAGAGGAGTATTTTGATACATTATTTAACCAGCTCGGTAACTTGGAAAAGAAACTTGGGGAAATGGACCAAATAATGAACAAACTCAATAGTTTGGAAAATAAGATTGAGAGATACAGAGAAAAAACTCCACAAGAGAAGTTAGAGTTGAGAACTTATGACTCATATCCTTATAACCAAAAACTATCCGATTTTTTTGACGACAAGAAAGAAGAGATGGAAAAAACAGGAAAACATGATTATATTTTAACTTCGGACCAAGTGGTTGATATGAATGTGAATGATGTTAAAAACTCATTCCAACCAGGACAAAATCCGACAGATAATTTTGAATTCAAAAGATAATAAAAGGGACTGAAAAGTCCCTTTTCAATTTGACATATAGGGTAAACCCAATTATATTTAATAAACAATCTAAATTTTAAACTATGAGTAATGTATTAGACGCCGTATTGGCACAGTATGAAAAATCACAACAAGGGGGCGGGGCCCAATCAAGAATGTCGCAAGACGAAAGAATGAAAAAGTATTTCGCTTTAATCCTTGGTGATAAAGAGAAATCAGGTCAGAGAAGAGTAAGAATTCTTCCTACCGCAGATGGCTCCTCACCATTCAAAGAGGCTTGGTATCACGAAATCCAAGTAGGTGGTCAATGGCAAAAATTCTATGACCCAGGAAAAAATGACAACGAACGTTCACCTTTGAATGAGGTTTACGAAGAGTTGATGTCAACAGGAAAAGAATCCGATAAAGAGTTGGCAAAACAGTACAAGTCACGCAAGTTCTACATCGTGAAAGTTATCGATAGAGATAACGAAACGGACGGACCAAAGTTTTGGAGATTTAAACACAACTACAAAAACGAAGGTATCTTAGACAAAATTATTCCAATTTGGAGAAACAAAGGTGATATCACGGATGCAGAGAAAGGTCGTGACCTTATTATTGAACTTGCTAAATCTAAAACTCCAAAAGGTAAGGAATACACTACAGTTTCAGCTATTATGTATGATGACCCATCTCCCGTTTCTGCAGACGCAGACCAAGCGAAAGAGTGGTTATCAGATGAATTGAGTTGGACTGATGTTTACAGTAAAAAACCTGTTGAGTACTTAGAAGCAATCGCTGAGGGTAAAACACCTAAGTGGGATAACGAAAAAGGTGGATATGTTTATGGTGACGATGAAGTTTCTGAAACCTCTATGGGTGGAAGTAAACCTTCAAAAACCGTAGACCCACAAGCAGACGCAGCAGCTGATGAAGATTTACCATTCTAATTTATAACCAAGGGCGGTGATGAACCGCCCTTAATTTTATTTTATGAGTTTCAAAGTACAAGAACAACCAAAAAAAATCTACGAAGCAGTTACCTTCGAATTTAAATTGGAAGATGGAGATGGAAAAGTTTATCATTTGAGAAAATGGGAAGATGGTAATGGTGGGGGATTTTATATTAACAACAATGGAACTTGGGAAGATTTTTACCCCGAAGACGACCTACTTGATTTCATTGATTACGACTTAGACTTTTAACTATGGCAATTAAGAAAAACGATTTTAGTAATTTAAAAAAGAAGTTTTCCACTTCTGCAAAATATAAACCTCAAAGGTTCCTTGATTTAGGTCAAGACTTTTTAGATGCAGTTGGACTTCCTGGGCCAGCGATTGGACACATTAATATGTTCCTTGGTCACTCCGACACAGGTAAAACAACTGCAGCAATCAAAGCCGCAGTGGATGCTCAAAGGAAAGAAATTCTTCCAGTCTTCATCATTACCGAACAAAAGTGGAGTTTTGACCACGCAAAACTTATGGGTTTCCAATGTGAGGAAGTAGTAGATACCGAGACAGGAGAAATGGATTGGGATGGGTTTTTCTTATTCAACAATAACTTTAGTTATATCGAACAAATTACAGACTATATAAATCAACTTTTGGATGCTCAGGAAAAAGGGGAATTGAATTATAGTCTTTGTTTTATTTGGGACTCTGTTGGTTCTGTACCATGTAAGATGACATATGAAGGTAAAGGTGGTAAACAACACAACGCTTCAGTTCTGTCAGATAAGATTGGTATGGGAATTAATCAAAGAATTTCAGGTTCTAGAAAAGCAGATACCGACTACGAAAACACACTTATTATAATCAATCAACCGTGGGTCGAACTTCCTGATAATCCATTTGGACAACCAAAAATCAAAGCGAAGGGTGGAGAATCCGTTTGGTTGAACTCATCCCTTGTATTTTTGTTTGGAAATCAAAAAGGTGCTGGTACAACAAAGATTACTGCCACCAAAGACAAAAGAACTGTAAAGTTTGCAGTCAGAAGTAAAATTTCAGTGATGAAAAACCATATCAATGGGCTTGGATATGATGATGGAAGAATTATTGTAACACCACACGGATTTTTGGCGGGTAAAGATTCTGCAGAGGAAAAAACTTCTATTGAGGCATATAAAAAAGAATATGCTGATTATTGGAAAGATATTATAGGTGCTGAAGGCGATTTTACATTGACAGAAGAAAAAGAAGATTGAGTAACCCTTAAAAGAGGTTTGTGACAAAAACACTACTTGTCGACGGAGACAATTTATTTAAAATAGGATTTCACGGGGTTAAGGACCTTTTTACGGACGGTTCTCACATAGGTGGAGTATATCACTTCATCAATACACTTAGACGATTCTTGGAGGAGCACAATCACGATAAAGTGGTTGTATTTTGGGACGGCGACTCAAACTCATCAATAAGAAAATCTTTATACCCACAATATAAGGCGAATAGAAGGCAGGATATGAACGAGTACAAGTACGAGTCATAC